GTTCCAATTCGTGGGGATTTCCACAGCGCCAAAGCCTCCTGTCCCGCGAACGAGCAACTCGGTCGCGCTGAAAATCAATGCGGAATACTCGCTTGACATGGGAGGCCCCAATACAGAAGGCGGGTCATCGTGTTTGCTCCTAAAGGTGCGTCGTTTCGTTGTAAGCAGCTTCGCTCTGTGGCGGGTGCTTATCCAGTATAATCGAAGCAATATCAGTGCTTTATATGAGGGTTCTTGATCATGCCGACACGCCGGTACCAGCTGACATCCGACTGGCAGGAAATCGGTCAGGGCCCTCTGATGGTCGAGGCCGAAACCAATCAAGCGGTGCTCGTGCATTTCTCGGAGACGATCCCGAATACGCCTGACGCACCGGCCCATCAGGTCAATCGTGGGACCTGCATCACCTATGAGGGGAGCGCCTTCTGCTACGCCCGTGCCGCCCAGCATCAGATCGCCAAGCTGATCGCCACCGGGGACCTGCTGTGACGGGGCATCATATCCCGGCCGCCTCGGCGTCGCGCTACGGTGTATTCTGCATCTGGGCCGAGGAAGGTGCCGATCTCAGCAGCGGCGTTTTCGAATGGTCGTTCGGAAATGGCAACGAGTCGCCTTCGGGCGTCGGCGTCTTCGTGCCTTTCGATTGCGAGCTTTTCGCGGTCGGTTTGGTCATCGAAGGAACAGGCCCGGCGGAGGTTGAGGTTCGCCAGAACGGCGCGAGCGCCGGCCGCAGCGTGGTGATCGCGTCGGGGGACCGGGCGTTCACCGACTTTGCCCAATCGCCAGTGGCCTTCGCGACAGGAGATGTCGTCGGGTTCCGGACAGTGACCGGCGGCGTTGATACGAATGGTGGGACAGTCACAGCCTGGTTCCGCTACCCGATCTAAGGGGCAGAGAATGGAGGGTCTGAGCGAGCGCCAGTATGCCGCCCGCGTCGGCCTTTCACGCGGAGCAATCCAGAAGGCCAAGGCCACGGGACGCGTGGTTCTGTACACCGACGGCAGCATCGACGCGGAGGCGAGCGATGCGCTGCGCGCGCAGGCGACCGATCCGTCGAAGACTCGCAAGGCACCGACGCCGAAGCTCAAGCCCGTCCCCGAGGCCGCGGTCTCGGCCGTGGGCGAAACGCTGCGCGAACAGGGGATATCCGCGCCACCGGTCGGCAGTGGCGCCACCTTTCTGCAGGCCAAGACGGCCAATGAAGTGCTGAAGGCGCAAGAGCGCCGCCTGCGGCTGCAAAAGCTGAAAGGCGAATTGATCGACCGCGCCCGCGCGCTGTCGCTGGTTTTCCGGCTGGCGCGGCAGGAACGGGATGTCTGGGTTAATTGGCCCGCGCGTGCGGCGGCTTTGATGGCGGCTGATCTGGGTGTCGAGACCGCGGTTATGCAGAAGGTTCTGGAGAAACATGTCCGTGCCCAGCTCGACGACCTTGCCGAGGTCAAACCCGATCTCCGGTGATGAGCACGCCTCAAGTAGCGAAGCGGTAGGCGAACAAATACAAGACTTCGAGGGCGCGGCCGAAATCCTGCGCGCCTGGGGCGAAGGCCTCACGCCGGACCCGGACCTAACGGTCTCGCAATGGGCGGACCGGCACCGGATGCTGTCCGGCCGCGCTTCGGCCGAGCCGGGGCGGTATCGCACTGCCCGCACGCCCTATATGGGCGAGATCATGGACCGGCTGTCGCCCGGCGATCCGATACAGCGGATCGTGTTCATGAAGGCCGCGCAGGTTGGCGCCACGGAGGCGGGCAACAACTGGATCGGCTTTGCAATCCATCAGGCGCCGGGCCCGATGCTCGCGGTCCAGCCGACGGTGGAGCTGGCGAAACGGAACTCGCGACAGCGGATCGATCCGCTGATCGACGAAAGCCCGGAGCTGCGGGAGCGGGTCAAACCGGCGCGCTCGCGGGACGCGGGCAACACCATGCTGTCCAAGGAATTCGCGGGTGGCATTTTGATCATGACGGGGGCCAACTCGGCGGTGGGGCTGCGCTCGACGCCCGCGCGCTACATCTTTCTGGATGAGGTCGATGCCTATCCAGCCTCGGCCGACGAGGAAGGCGATCCGGTAACGCTGGCCGAGGCGCGGTCGCTGACCTTTGCCCATCGGCGCAAGGTGTTCCTGGTCTCGACACCGACCATTCGGGGGATGAGCCGGATCGAACGGGACTATGAGGCCAGTGACCAACGCCGGTTCTTCGTGCCCTGTCCGCATTGCGGCGCGATGCAGTGGCTAAAATTCGAAAGGCTACGCTGGGAAAAGGGCCGGCCGGAAACGGCGGAATATCATTGCGAGGGCTGCGAGACGCCTATCGCGGAGCACTACAAAACGGCCATGCTCGAGGCCGGGGAATGGCGCGCGACCGCCACGGCGGCGGATCCCAATACCGTCGGGTACCACCTCTCGGCGCTCTATTCGCCTATCGGCTGGCTCAGTTGGGAGCGGATTGTGCGGGCCTGGGACGCCGCGCAAGGATCGGACGAGGCGATCAAGGCGTTTCGCAACACGATCCTCGGCGAGACCTGGGTCGAGACCGGCGAAGCGCCAGACTGGCAGCGCCTGCAGGGGCAGAAGGAGGATTGGCCGGCGGGGACGGTGCCCGAAAGGGGCCTGTTCCTGACCGCGGGTGCGGACGTACAGAAAGACAGGATCGAGGTCGATATCTGAGCCTGGGGCCGAGGGTTTGAGAGCTGGCTCGTCGATCACGTGGTGCTCGAGGGCGGCCCCGGGGCCGAGGCCTGCTGGCAAGGGCTGAGCGATCTGCTCGGGCGGTCGTGGACCCACGCGAACGGCGTTCCAATATCCATCGCGCGACTGGCCATCGACACCGGCTACGAAACCAGCGCCGTCTACGCCTGGGCCAGGCAGGTCGGATTTGCACAGGTGGGGCCAATCAAGGGCGTCGAGGGCTTCAACCGTGCAAGTCCGGTCTCGGGACCGACCTATGTCGACGCAACCGTTGCCGGCAAGCGTCTGCGCCGCGGCGCGCGGCTCTGGACCGTGGCGGTGTCGACCTTCAAGGCCGAGACCTATCGTTTCCTGCGGCAAGACAAGCCGACCGGGGAAGAAATCGAGGCTGGAGCGTTCTTTCCGCCGGGCACGATCCACCTGCCAGGCTGGGTCGACAGCGAATGGCTGAAACAGCTCGTGGCTGAACAGCTGGTCACGATCCGCAACAAGCGTGGCTTTGCCCGGCTGGAATGGCAGAAGCTCAGGGAACGCAACGAGGCGCTGGACTGCCGGGTCTATGCCAGAGCGGCGGCCTGGATCGCCGGTGCCGATCGCTGGTCCGAAGCCCAGTGGGCGGAACTGGAGCGACAGGTGGCCGCGCCGGATCGCGAAGACAGGCCCGGCACAGCACCGCAGCGGTCCGCGCGTCAAATATCGCGCCGGCGCTCGGTGCGCTCGAACTACATGGGATGAGACATGGCAACGCTTTCAGAACTGCAATCCCGCCGGGAGGCTCTGACGGCTGCCCGGTCCTCGGGCGTGGCCCGTGTGAGTTATGACGGCAAGACCGTGGACTATCGCAGTGTCGCCGAGATCGACCGGGCCATCGAAGCGCTCGACCACGAGATCGCCGCTGCGGAAGGTCGCCGGGTGATCCGGCATCTGCGCGTGACCACGGGCAAGGGCCTCTAGTCCATGGGGTTCTTCGATGTGTTTCGACCCCGCTCTGGCGGGGCAAAAGGCGTGCGTGCGCGACTCGAAGGGGCGATGGCGCGTCGGAGGCTGCGCGGTTGGCAACCGCCGCTCGAAAACATCAACTCGCTGGTATCAAGCGGTGGCCCAAGATTGCTGGCGCGTTCACGCGAACTGGTGGTCACCAATGGCTATGCTGCCAACTCCTGCGAAGCCTTCGCGGCCAATCTTGTTGGTGACGGAATTAAGCCCTCATCACTCGTCGAGGACGCGGACTTGCGCGATAGGCTTCAGCGGCTCTGGCTGGCCTGGACCGACGAGGCGGACGCCGACGGCCTGACCGACTTCTACGGCCTGCAGGCCATGGTCGCCCGCGAGATGTTTGTCGCGGGCGAGTGCTTTGTCCGACTGCGGCCTCGGCGCCCGGAAGATGGGCTCCGGGTTCCGCTGCAGGTGCAACTCCTGCAATCGGAAATGCTGCCCTTCGAGAAGACCGAGACTGCGGCGAACGGCAACCGCATCCGATGCGGGATCGAGTTCGACAGGATTGGCCAGCGGGTGGCCTACCATCGCATCCGATGCGGGATCGAGTTCGACAGGATTGGCCAGCGGGTGGCCTACCATTTCCGCCGCCGCCATCCCGGCGACAGCACGGATCAGGGGGAGGTCATTCCGGAAACGGTGCGTGTGTCGGCCGAGGACGTGCTGCATGTCTTCCGGCCAATCGACGCAGGTCAGATCCGGGGATTGCCGCATGTGGCGCCCGCGATGGTGCGGCTCTTCCTGCTCGATCAGTACGACGACGCCGAGCTCGACCGGAAGAAGACCGCGGCGATGTTCGCGGGGTTCATTACCAAGACCGCGCCCGAAGAGCAGCTGATCGGCGAGCTCGAGGATGCCGAGGACGGCACCGGGGTCGCCAGTCTCGAACCCGGCACGCTGCAGGTGCTTCTGCCGGGGGAGGATGTGAAGTTCTCCGCGCCCGCCGATGTCGGTGGTGGCTACGAGGCATTCCAGTACCGGACGCTTCTGTCCATCGCGGCCTCGGCCGCCTCCTATGTGGCGATGGCAGGCGATGAAATCGTCATGCCCGAGAACGCCTTCCTGATGATCCACGATCCTTCGGGGCTGGTGATGGGC